TGTAGTAATTAAAGTGTGCAAGGAGAAAGCGCGTCTATATCATTGTTATGCCAAATGCAGATCTTAGGCGATTTTTTGGAAATCATAGTTTACTCTATCTAAAGTAGCACCGCTTGTACACCATACGTACAATTTGCAGCCAGCTATATCGGTTTTCGTGCTACCGTATACGATAAAATTGTAAAAAGTGGCCGTAGTCTCCGGATTATGTGGCGGTATGAATAAAGAGGCATTAAAAAATGTATTACCCGTTGATGATCCCATTGCTAGCTTAAAATTGATGGTATCGTCTTTATCTGGCATAGTAGTTCTAAGTCGAATCAATCCTACATATGATCCAGCCGGTATATCAATATGCGCCCAACTAATATCAGTCAATGAAGTGACTAGTTTAGATGATCCTAAAAAGAAAGTGTTTATCGGATCACTCATATTGAGCTTCTTGCCAAGCTCATCACTCACTGCTTTCTGGCTCATGATGGCAGTTTCTGACGTGCCGGTAGATTGGGAGATGGCGGTCTTCGGAACATATAAATTATTCGACTCTGTCTTCGTATACACATTTCCCAGTCCAGTCTGAACCTCTTCCACAGTCTGAGAGAGGGAGCTAAGACTAGTTTTGGTTGCAAATTGGTTGTCTGCTTCTGTCTTAGTATAATAATCCGTCAAATCTACGGTCTGCGTCCCCAGCTCTTCCCATGCGCCATTGACGTGGATATACTCTGTATAGAGATTTTGGGACTCTTCGCCGGTTTTGAGGAGATAGACGGTAGTATCACTGATTCCAGTCGTTGGTAAAGAATCGACCACTGCAATAGCAAACTTAGGAATCGCACTGATCATCTGATCAGTCTGGGTTTTGGTGTAATAGTTCTGTAGATCAGCTTGAACTTGCGTTTGCAGTGCCTGAATAGCTTTGGTCCGTGCGGTTGTTTCCGCGCCAATAGCTTCAGTTCTGGCTTCTGCTTCAGCGGATACGGCCGCCTCTCGCGCCGTCGTCTCGGCAGAAATAGCGTCTACTCGGGCCTTAGCCTCTGCATCGACAGCCCTCGTAGTTGCATCTTGCGACATTACTGCCGTGGTAGACGTACCAGTAGTCTGTTGGATGTCCACTGTAGCGTCAGATCCGTCCTTGCCAGGTTCACCTTGAGGGCCCTGAGGTCCTTCTGGACCAGCTTCTCCAGGATCACCCTTCTGCCCCTTTAATAGCTCAACATCGATCTTTGATGTATTACCATTAACTACCCCAGCAACGACATCTCCTGCATTGATCTGAGACGCACTAGGCAGCTCAGAAATCTTAGTTCCTTCCATTTATCTCCTTTGTAATTACGTAATTATTTTGTGTAAGTATTTGGGATCCTTCCTCCGTGGTAACGGCATCTTTCACAATGGGAGAATCTGACTTGTCTAACTCCATATCATAGTAGATAGTGCCAGTGAGGGAATAGATCAACCTACCGTCCACGTCCTGGCCTTCATTGGTAATGGAGCTTGGAGGCATGATTGTGACGCCTACTACTCCGCCAACATCACACTCAGGCACCGCAGGAAGCGTACATTTCGCATAGGAATGATGTAGGAGTCGGGCTACTTTTTGGATTAGATCGTACGTCTTCAGGTCATCGTCCTGTCGACAGTAAAGCTGATATGTCACTGAAGGACGGCTGTAGCGGTCTTGTGACCCGCCCAGATCCGTTACATAGAGCCCCTCCCGACCGATCCCGAGCTTCTCCCAGAAGAGGTCTTCGTCGATCTTCCCAAAGCCCATCTGCTCGAGATATTTCAGGAGTGATAATGTCACAATTTGCTTCATAGAAATTTCTTCAAACCTTGTTTAACTGTCTCATTGCCAGTAGTCTTTAGATAATGCGGACCTGTACCAGGAGTGGTATAGTGCTGGAACTGCGTCTCCTCTTGAATCAACGCATATCTTACACGCTCATTGCCGAATACCACGCTGATCTTATTGCCCATCCCCTCAATATGACCAGACTCGCGTAGATCACCATCGCGTCTAGGAGTACGCTTAATTTGGGCAGTTTTGACTATAGCTATGCCCATATTACGCAGCCCCTTCTGTAATCTGATCTCTTCTTTTCTTAGCCAATCCGCCGAATGGTCTTCAATCTTAATGCTTACTGCCATTGGCCGCCTTCGTATATTTAGCGGTTTGTAAAGTAAGTCTGTAGTGCTCAATTTCTCCAGTAGCAAAGTTAGTTCCAGCAGTCGCCCCCACGATCGCGTAGTCCTGATCATCCACCCTGATACCATTGCCCACAAACTGCCCCGGGGAAGTATAGGTAAAATCCTCTGGACGCACATGGAGAGTTGCCGACGAATCGATACTCTCCATGTTGCCGTTTTGCACTCTACCATTTCGGGCCTTGAATACACCTGTTAGCTCAGTCTCTTCTATGATGGCGTCGCCTCTCACAGTACTCTGGACAATCTTGAGGAATGTATATGGTCTTGGTTTAAAGATCGTAAATACAGTTGCCACAAAGCACCCTCCCGCTCTTGATTGGAGCTTGACACTGGCTGTATTTGTCTAAGGTCTTCTCGTTTACCTTGGCGAAGTCGACCATAGGACTAGACGCATCTTCAAAGTAGCTGATAGAGAAATCCTCCACTTGCTTGCGGTTTACTCCATGATTCACTGAGGCTTCTTGCTCTTGAAGCGTTACTCCAAAGCAACGTGCGAGTACTAGCAGAAGATCGGCCGGGATAGGATCCATCTCAGTAATTTGTAAACAAAGCAGATCTGATAGACGTGTAATAGCGAGCTCCAGATAAAGATCATAGTTCTTGATCTCTAAGGTACTAAGGGGACGACCGAGCAGAGCGGCCATTTGGTCTTGAGTGATAATAGGTTCGTCTTCCATGTCGTCTCCTTAAGGTTGGTAATTCTCGGTAAGGATTGCTACACCGGATTCGGTGAGCAATCCTACGCCTGCTTCAGTTAATAATGCAGGTCCGTCTATTTTGACGCTGCTGACGCATAACCTGCTAGGGTCTTATGGCCGTACATCGTACCTGCTACTGCGCGCTCTTGGAGCATTACATCGGTATTGTAGTCGAGATCAAACATCGTGCGGATCATTGGATCACCCATGGCAAGCAGATACGAGTTCTCGCGGTAACCGATAACGTCATAGCCAGATCCAGTCATGTACGGTGACTCAAAGATATAAGTACCGAAGAGGTTCTGCATATCTGTGCCGAGAGGGAAGAGGGGTTCGCCATTGTCTTTCGTCGCCACTTCAAGAGCGGTGAGTGTACCTTCAGGCACGAAGATAATCTTGCGCCCAACTCCGCCACGGATAGCGCCTTTGACCTTCACAATCTTCTGCCATAAGCTATCGGCGGCTGCGTTCGGGATTACGGTAGCAACTGCCGTGCTAAAGGCACTGGCGCCAGTAGTCTTGGCGGCTTCATTGAGGTCACCCACCATGCTCCACGGACCACGCGTGCCGTCGAAGATGCGATAGTCAGCTGCGCTGCCAGACGGAGTCGTACGGCCATCATCAAAGATAATCGCGCGAACTAGCTCATCACCAATCCTCGTGCTCAGGTCTTCATTGCGGAAGCGAAGGAGTTCGCCGGTTTCGTCATCAAGAAGATCTTGAAGATCGATCGACAGTTTCTTATACATGACTTTGAATTTGTAGTCACGTCTTACGTCGCTGACGTTCTGTTCAGCTTTCAAATCGCCTTTCTTGTGACCAAGAGCACGATCAGTGGTATTCATGGCATAGACTGCGCCACTGAGCAGGTTAGTGCGCCTGAAGGTACCAAGTGCCTCGTAGTGGTCTTCCCATCCCTTGAAAAAGATCTGCTCCAAGCGAGTTGGTAAAATAGCGTCACCAGTGATACCCTTTTCCTTTAGCTTGTTGCCCCAAGCTTTCATCACCATTTGGCTGGATTGGCCATAATTCTCGACGATTGTGCGAGCGAAGTCGTGATCGGCTTGCTTGGATTTTAGGTATTCTTTAGCCTGGCTCTTGATCGAGACCGACGCCTGAGAAGGCGCTTTGACTTGCTTTGCAGCAAGCTCTTGATGATTTGTAGTAGTATTCATAGATTTCTCCTTTTCTGTTTCCGTCTCGCGCTCCACTGTTTCCTCTCCAGCCGTTTCGGGCTGAGCATCGGCTTCTGGAGCTTGAGCCGTAGTCTGTTGGTTGCCTTCTACCGGAACTGTGGCCTCAGTAGTCTGAGTCTCCTGTGTGGTAGTATTTGTAGACTTGTCTTCGTCCATGGTTTCTCCCTTAATCTGTTTCACTGCCAGAGTCCGCGCTTCTTTATTCGACCCGCGCGTTACCAGTGATACTTCGACGATCTCGCCGCCTATATCCGAATTGGTTTCCGGATCATGCTCGTATTCGCGGTACTGGATCGAGTAAGCATTATCGAGATGACCTTCTTCAATCAGCTTGAAAATATCCTGCGCATAATCGCGCGATGAGATACCAGCTTCAAAGATGAGCTTTCCGTCATCGTACGACGCTCGACGCACCGATCCGATAGTCTTCTCAACGTCCCGTAGGACATGGTTGGTAAGAAAGGGAATATCCACTTCCTCTGACCCGCCAGCTGGTAGGTCTTTGACTACGATGTGCCCACCACCTTTGAGAGGTAAGCGAAATGTGTCAATCAGCACGTGGTCATAGTCTCGATCCTCACTGGACGTAGAAGCGACGAAGGTTACCCGACGCTCAGATTCTGTACTAGTGATCTTGATTTTATTCAGAGAAAGAGATTTAATCTTCTCTGCCATTTTTTAATATTCCTTAAGCATTAGCTTTTTATTTAGTCGCCCAACAAGGCATTGACTGATTTAAGATATGAGCGTTATGATGTGCATTAGTAAAAAAAATAGACCGAGATTTTCTCGATCTATTGCGCTTTCGTAAGCTTTAGAAGCGTACGCCAGCGTACTCTACAGGTTTTCTTTCCAGATCATCAATAGCATATCTCAGGGCGTCCATCAGGTGATCATTTCCATCCTGTGGGACGTCCAGCACTTCACCAGTAGATCGTTTCTTCCTCCATGCGTAAGTAAGAAATTCACGCTCTAGGTTTTTGCCGATATAGAATATGCGTCGTTGCTTGACCCGATCTATCCCACGTTTCACTGAGCCGCTATCTTTGTTAGCTCCTATGATCAAAAATCCCGCCGATTCTATTTCTGCGATGATTTCCGGCCGTGCGCTGTCCCCTACAATCAGCACGCTTGGATCTATATTGTGCGACTTAAAGATTTCTGCATATTGAGACCCTAGAATACCTTTCTGGTATAGTTCTTCCTGAACAATCGTGCCCCCATCTTCTGTCTTCCAAACTGAGACCATGGCAGTCTCATCATTACTAAATCCAAAGTCCAGTCCATACCGCACTAGCTGGGCATTTTCCGGCACTTCATCCACTCGTTCCCAGCCTTCATATACGTTGCCCTCTAGTGAACCAATTTCTCCTAATCCATACACGCGCCACCAGTTAGAAGTGCCGTCGCCACGCTCCATCTCGATATCTGCTACGGTGTCATCATCCAGCGCCTCATTATCAGTGTAGGTGACCTTGATGAATGCTACGTCATTACTTCGCAACTCGTTATTGACTAACTCTGTATGCGCCCAGAACTCATTCACTGGGTTGAAGTCCAGAATCCGGAAACCTCTTGTACGCTTGGCCAGCTCCCGGTAGGTATTCCAGCTAATCGAATTTGCCTCATTAATGTACAATAAATCACGTCTTGGACCATGCGCGCCCATCAGCTCTACCGACCGGAATTGAATCACGGAATGGTTCGGCAGTGTTAGCTCGTTTAGAGTCCTGCTCCAATCAGCAATATCATAAACACCCGTCTCACGACAGATATCTAGGAAATCACTCATTGCGCCGTCTCGGAGGTGAGGAAGGGTATCAGAAACAATAGTACATCTCTTGTTTGGGTTTTCGATAGCCCAGTTGAGAACGTAGCAGAGAATTGCTATGGTTTTTCCAGCAGAGGTGCCACCTTGGATGACCCAGGTACGCTTACCTGAGTCTTCCAGGGCTCGTATTTTCTCAAGAGTGGTTGTTATGGAATACTTCATTTCTATATTTTTCCGTGCGTCGAATACTTAATATGACTTCGAGGCGTCCGTCAGTACTTTTCCAGATTACGCTTCCGGTACCATCAGCCCATTTTTGAATATCTGGCAGAATCATCTGAGCAATTCGGCGTTTGTCATTCTTAATAAGTGGCGGTAGAGAATCAATAGCTCCCAATAAATCGCCCTTAGTAATGTCTGTCATGAAATCCAGCTCCTTAAACTTGGAGTAAGGTTGAGGTTGATAATTACATCAAGGTGAGACAGAGCGGATTCAAAATCCTTAAAATAGAGTATTGAGAATCTTAATTTTCGCATTTCTTCTCTTTCTTCGGCAAAATGCCTTGAATTTCTATATTGCGATTAGTAATATCTTTTCGGTCGATTATCCTACCTTTCATCTTGTTGTATTCTTGAATCGCACCAAGCTTGGTCTTAAAGTCTGCATCCTGACAAATAAGCTTTTCAAGCTGTTTGTCCACAAAAGTATCATTCAGACCATGAGCTTCGAATATCTCTTCGATCCTCTCTAAGATGTAAGCCTTTGTCAGGTTTTCGCAAGCGCCAGATTTAGCTACTTTATAGGCGTTTGGCCTTGATATGTCCACATTATAAGCTTCAATGTAAGATCGTACACCATTACCAAAGAACTCCGCATCGCTTGCATAGAGCTGACAAAATAATTCCTGCTGAGGAGTCAACCTATGGCCACTTTTAGTCTGAAAAACAGAAGCCTTAGCCTTCTTGGTCCTTTTTGCCATTCTGCCATTTCCTTTTACGCACCCTCAGCCGGAGCTTCGTCACCCTGATCAGCCAAACGACTCTTTCTATCAGACCCTTTGGCTTTTGAGAGTCTTTGCATGTCATCCTTAGTTCTCCCCAGCTGTGCTAATTTATTTTTACATTTATTCGCCTCAATCATAATGTCCTTTGCCTTTCCTTTGCCAATTTGTATAAATGCAAGGTAATCCTCGCCTCCCCAAATCTTTACAGCCTTCTTGTGCCAATCTGGACGGTACGCCGTACGCTTTACTTTGATATCAATCCCTTCGTGCGAATACCAGCTTAGAATGGCTTGCCATTCCTCAGGATACTCACACGATAAGCAGTACTTGGTATAAATTACTGCTTTAGCTCTCCGCGTCATTAGTAAACCTCCCGGAGCACGCGAATGCCTTTGGGTGGGATTGTGTTCATAGTTGTAGTAACTACTTTTGAATCTATGTCATACCTATTGGCTAATCTGTATATGTCGTATAGGTCATAGAGGGAATTATTGCGCATCAAGGCCATCGCGAACGGTCGCCACTTACGCTTAAAATCCCCTCGATGTCGCTCATACCACCGATGAAACATCACACACGTCATACCTTGACTGACGGTGATGGTGTGTTTGTCCCTGTAATAGATTTGCAACCCGTGAGTAAATCTTACCCTTTGATCAAATTTTCTAAAATCGCTCTTTTCATTCATTGGTGTAAATTTTTGTGCTAGATATGTGCACCCAGCAATTGCTATCAGATACTCTCTGACAGATCCTTAATTTTGATTTTCATTAGCAGTCCATTCAAAGAGTCCATCTATTTATCCTCTATTAATTCTATTTGTGGGGGAATGGGACATTCCCATGGTAAAGCTATAGCAAAACCTGACGGGATATATACTTTTACTTTCTTGCCACTACCAGCCAGTTCTCTAGCCATGCCTATGTCATCCTTAGCGAGACAAAAGGATGGCTGCGAATCTTCTCCTGCATATTCACTAAATCGTAAATGTGCTTCTGTCTCACCTAAAGATTCAGTTACCGAATAAATGTATCCAGTATAAGTTTTATCCCCAGTATTCCAATGGGTACACATTAATAGAAAGTTTATGATAGTAATAGACAGAATTGCCACCATACTAGCAAATATTGTTAGAAATTTTTTCATGTTATTTATCCTTCTTTAGGAGATTTTTCGTTTCCCATTTAGTCAATGCTTCACCAAACGACATGTCACCATATTCTTTCAGGAGACTCTTAACAAAATAAGCCGATGCGTAAAATGTTGGACACACTGGGTTCCCAATACTAACTCTCTTTGAGTTGTATTTTCCATATTTGTAATCACGTAATTTTGGATGCTTGAGTATTTCACTCAGTAAATTGCTGTAATTAAAATCATAGTCTGTTACAGGTTGCATTATCTTCCTCCTAAATATTCATCAATTATTTTTTTAGCTTCCTCAAATCCTACAGCGAACTCAGCGCAGTAGCTACGCTGGCGCAATCCCTCCAATACCTCTGCCTGCTCAGCGATGTGCTCAGTAGCCCACTCGCCGTTCTTCTTTTTGAGGCGAGCGCCTTCTTTTTTGAGCTCGAGGAAAAGACCAGCCATCACTACCATTGCTGGCTTTTTATATTCGCCTTTTTGGTGGGGGAAACAAACCCAGTGAGATTGTTCATACTTGCGCGCGTCGTTAAAGTCTCGGGGAATTATGATGTGCATCTCCGCAATAAACATATCCGGCCAAGCTCTTCGTCCACCATTCTGTCTCTTCTGCTTCATGGCTTGCCCGGGAGTGAGCTTCGCCCCACTCCCGAAGTCCGAGTGAAAAAGCACATCTGGATATTGTAAGCGCAGATAGTCTGCGACTTGAGTCTGTAAGTCTGATTCGCTCATTTGTTTTCCTCCAACAACTCTGGGTTTGAGAGGATGTGGCCAATAACTTTAACCATATCCGAGTTCGGTCCGAGTTCATGATAGACGGCAAACGCCGGAGTAACTATATGAAAAGTCCACTTGCCATTATATTGTTCTACAATCCCTACATCTCCATTCCATCGCACTAGATGACCCTCAAATATCTCCTTACCATCTTTGTCAAAAAGGTTGGTGGACTGACAGATAATGAATCTATCTTGCCAGCCATAGTCAATTACACCCTTATATTTGACAGCGCCATCTGTTCGCAGAGCAAAGGCTTCATCGTACCACCTCTGTTCTTTTTTGTCCCACACCATAAACCGCTTTGGCATAGGCTGGAAGTTTAGCTCTCCGACATTGATGTCGGAAAGCTGAGTATTCTCGTTGTCCATTTAGCGTCCTCTCTCAGCTGCCTTAAAGTTATAAATCGGCTTAATATTCTCGATGATGTCAGCTGTAGGTTCAATGTTATTGACGATATTCTCCATGCCCTTATAGGCCATCGGACTTTCATCAAGCGTGCTGACATTAGCCGAAGTGGTGTAAATACCCTCCATCTGTTTCTTAAACTCGTCAACAGAGAGATTCTTCTTTGCCTGTATACGGCTCATCAAGCGACCTGCACCATGTGGAGCAGAATAGTTCCAGTCTTTATTACCTTTACCCACGCAAATAAGGCTACCGTCACGCATATTGATTGGGATAATGAACTTCTCACCCTCATTCGCAGACACAGCACCTTTACGCAGGATAAGTGTTCCTGGGTCAATATAGTTGTGAATAGTTGTAAAGGTTTCTACTGGTTCAACTCCTAAGAACTCAAGAATGTCATACATCATCGCATGGCGATTTAGCATCGCAAACTCCTGAGCAAGCATCATATCGTGAAGATAATCTTTCGTTGTGTAGCCAGTTAGAAATGCCAAGCCTTTATCGGCAGAAGGTTGTCTTTCGTCAGCGATTTTCTGGTAGTAGTTAGCTATTTGTAAGCCAAAGTTGCGGCTTCCACTATGAATGACAATGTATAGTTCGCCTTTCTCATTTTTATTCATTTCAATAAAGTGGTTTCCGCCACCAAGTGTACCAACAGAAGCTAGAATTGCTTCCATACCACCAGCATTAGATATAATGTCTTTTGCGAATAAGTTATTGACCTCCTGCTTAGCAAGCGGAGCATATAAATTATGCGGCGCACTACGTTTAGCAAAACCAGATGGGATTTTCTTACGAATAAATCTGTCGAGTTTCACTA